TGTTTGCGCATCGGTTAAATAGGAATCTGTACTAACGTGTTTAATTTTAAAATCTTCTGTCGTGACAAACTGAATTATGTCTGACTCATTCTTCTTGTCTACTTCTAAAATATAATCCTGAAATGCAAAATTAACATCTGTAATATGAATCGGTATACAACTCAACCGTTGCTTGATGAGTTCATTGTTCATGCGTGATGTATTTATTTCAAATGTGGCTAAATTTTTATCATGGGGTGTTGTTCGGAATACTAATGTGGGTATTTCTGATAGAATAATACGCCTCAAGGCATTGGCGATGCTAACATTCACGCCACTTAAAGTGAATTTAAGAGCTGCATCGACGACAGCGAGTTGCGAAACTTTAGGGTTCATGCTGGAAGAAGCCATTCTTATTGTTATTGATATATACTATAGGTTTATTTATAAATCAATTTTCCCCCCGCTTTTGAGAAAAGCGTGGCAAAACCGATGTATAACTTTTACGGTTCAACCTTTTTTGCTACGTTTTTTGGTCCAACCTTTTTCCAAAAGGTTGTATATAATGAGTTCTATTCTATATTATAGTAATTTTTGTGACAACTGTAAAGTACTATTACAAATTTTATCAAAATCAAATATTAAGAATGATATACATTTTATAAATATTGATAAACGTGTAAAAAAAAACAATGGTGCTACTTATATTGTTTTAGAAAATGCGCAAGAAATTCTCTTGCCACCGACCGTGACAAAAGTCCCTGCTTTACTACTTTTAGATAGAAATCATCATGTTTTATTTGGCAATGATATCAATAGACATTTAGAACCGAAACATGTGGCTCAAACAAATAATATTGTTCAAACCAATGGCGAACCTTTAGCATTTTCTATGGCGGGCGGATCGTTCGGTGTGGTTTCTGACAATTATAGTTTCCTGGATCAAGATGCGGATTCACTCTCTGCCAAGGGCAATGGCGGTATGCGACAACAACACCATTATGCCTCTCTAGATGGTCAAGGCATGATTGAAACGCCACCGGATACATATACCCCCGATAAAGTAGGTCAGGTTTCAATGGAACAATTACAGCAAAAACGCAATGCAGAAGTCACTGGTAAACGGCAGTAGACAGACAGTAGCGACAGTAGCCAGTAGCGACAGTAGCGACAGTAGCGACAGTATTTTATTTGGTTATTTTATAAACGAATAATTTCATACGTGTCTACCCCACTACGAGACCAGTTACGAGAGTTGATTATTTGTTCGCAGCGTTGGTCATATAAAACCTTTGTATCGTAGACAATGCATGTTATTGCGTCTACATATACATCGATATCTTTTTGTTTCAATGAACGTTCCAGTTTGAAAGTTGAACCCGAAAAAACTATATATTTTTTTGTAATGGATAAAGGAAGTGTAGTTATATCAATACGCTGAAACACTATATGTAATTCATCTGGATAAACAAACTCGGCGATAATGTTTAATACCTCATTTGGTAATTGATTGGCTAAATGAGTTGTTTTTAATACATTTACTAATTTATTTTTATCAGTATTTCTTTTTACATCATAATTCTTTTTAATTGATTTAAAGTCTGTCATTATATATGTGTTATAAAAATATGCCATAACACCTATGCTAGCTACTATCTAAACGCAATAGATTTATCAAACTTTGATTTATTTATAGAATTTTCTATAAATTTATCCGTTTCTTTACAATATAAAATTTCTATAATCCATTCTCTAATTTGTTCTGTATTTGTAAATAAATGACAAATGCTATAAAAATCGCCAGGACTCATTCGAATCATGTCCATTAATCTATTGTAATAATTGTTATGTTCACCTGTATTTAAATCCGCATATATGGTATCTCGTGCTATTTTTTTAACATAATCGCAAATAAAATGAACAGCGATATCTTTATTGGTATAGAAATCATATATTTCTCGAATAGTTAGAAATTTATCGTTTTTTCTTTTTATATTTTCATAATACTGTATTCGTATTTCTTTATCATTATAAAAATTAAACGTATATGAAATTTTTTCTGTATAACTGGTGCTTTTATCTATATTCATACCCAGGCCGTAATCCATAAAACATGATTTAATCGCGAAACTTTTATCGGATATATCATCTACTTCTATTGTGTATTCTAATGAAGACATCTTATATTCGAATCGCTTATATACAAATAATTCCAACTTACTATTTTTTTTATAATACTCATAATTGAATATGTTTGATTTCAATATACTTAATGTGCGTTTTATATTATCGTCAAATTCATTAAGGTCTGATGATGTAATGTAAATGGCGGATCCGCTGTTAGCATATTTTTCAATACCGCTGTTGCCTTGATAGGATTTACTATTTTTCGTATATTTAATAGAGTTTTCAAACCCTTTGACAGATGCGGACGCACCGATATTTACCAACGTCGTTTCTGTAATTTGAGTACTGAATCTGATACTAGAAACACCTAATTTGCCAGCTAATAATAATAACATGTCTCGTTCTTTCTCGATTTTCCTTTTATTAAAGACCGCATCATTGTAATACAATCCATTAAATAAGTGGATATATAAAATATTCGGATCTGGATATTTCTTATCATCAAACAACAATGCCGAATCCTGTGTATTTTCTTGATATTTAACAATCTTTATAATATTTATAACTTTAATTCCTTTGTTTCTCAAATTTTTAATAATTTTACTATAATAGCTATAACTGTACCACGAATGACCAAAAAAACATTCTGGTAGAAAAATGACATAGGTTTCGTTGAAAGGAACTTTTATTTTAGGATTTTTAGGATTGTCCTGATTGCTCTGATTGCCCTGATTATCCGAGACCGACAATGGTATATATGTTGTTTTTGTTATAGTTTCAGGTATAGTTAAATTAAAAACGGAATTCTCATCAGTGATTGATTGTACAACAGAGTCGAATATAATATCTTCAGTAATTTGTATATTATTTTCAATCGTGTTTTCATCCATTATGTATATAGATTTTTATACATAATATTATATACCAATTATTTAACTCTACTAACATGCGGTAGTCGGTAGTGGGCAAATTGCTTTTTTGTCAATAACAATATGTTTTAGTACCCGCTTGATGATTTTGTTTTCGCTATCAATCGTGTCATCCGGACCCATAGCTTCTTTGGTCAAACGAATATAAATATCATTGTATTCCGACTCTATATCCATGCAATCCGGATACTTGTCTCGCCAACCGGTCAACATACCAATGTTTTTCCGCATCACTTTGCCAATCACTTTTCTGAATTTGGTATTGTTGGCATCTTCCCGTTCCCATACATCATCGTCTTTAATATAGATGACTTCTCTTTTCAAGTCACTACAATGAAGGGGGCGTTTATTCACATCCATGTCTTTTATTTTGTTAATAATAATAGTAGACATGCCTTCAATATAGCCTTGTCGACCTACGTTTTCCAAATCGGAAATCTGTAAGTCGAACGAATCGATAAACTCACTAATGTTCATCGCATCTTTGCAATGTTCATTTAAGAACACTTGAAGATTAAATGAATTGTTGGTGGTGTTGTGACTGTTGGTATTATTGCAGTTGGTCATGGTGTTTTGCATGTTCTTACACATGTCTAGCATCTGTTTTTGTAGTTCGCTGTTATTTCTCACTACTTCAATGACCAAGTGGGTAAGTTGGGTAATGTCTTTTTCATGTTGTTCGTATTTGGATAGTATTGCACTGGGATTGGTTGAAATGATCATGTTTTCACTGGGGGCGTTGCCACTAGATATATCGTCGTCACATATAATATTATGTATAATGGTTTCATCACACAAGCATACTTTATTATGCTTCCATAACCCTACTCTAGACTTGTAAGATTTGGTACATATACTACATGTATGTAATGGCTCATTCTCTATCAGCACCAAGTTAACATTTGTTAACTCGTTGTTAACTGGTGTTAACTGTAAATGTTTACGTGTCATTAGATGTTTGGTATAACTACTTTTTTTGCTAGTGTCATAGTCACACTTATCGCAACTAAATTTTCGAGCAACTTTTGGGCAACTTTTGGTTAACATGTTGCTTAATATATGGAAATATTATAATTCCCTTATATCATTTTTAAATTAAATCATTAAAAATTTAGCGTCACAAACTTTTTATGAAAAAACGGAAATGAGAGCATTATGCTCTAAAATGGATTTTTCACTTTTCGTGTTTTATTTTGGCGGCCCGTTTTCAGGATTTGGACATTTATAAATGTCCGTTTTTCGTTTTTTCGTATGGCTCCGAAAATCACGTTTTTTTGTAAATTTTTCAGGGTATTATATAAATTAGAATACTTGTATATTAATATTGTTATTATTTATTAAAAAAAAAAAGTAGTGCAAACAAACCTATATTTATTATAATAATAACTTAAATAAATTACACTAATTAATTATAACGCTATCTATGGACAAGTCGCAGATTTTAAGTGCATTCAATGATCATTTTACAGAATTTGTAGAAGATGTTCAATTGGTATTCCCTGATAATACAGACATCACAACATTGCATTCTGCTATTTCCAAGGTGAGAAAAGTCAATCCCAAATTGATTATCAAGGCATTTAATGAACATGTTATTGGGACCTATAGTGAACAGATTGAAAAAGGCGATCTACATTTTTTCATTGATAATGATTATAAAAATGATTTGATGAATGTAGGCTCCAGCAACATGATTTTAGAGAAAATAGATTGTTTGCGCCAACCTGTACGAGATATGGGGGCAGAAGATCAAGCCAAAGTGATGAAGTATATACAAAATTTGAGTAAATTGTGTAGGCTGTACACCAACCTTTAGAACAACCTTTAAAAAAGGTTGTGCCAAAATTAACCTTCAACCTTTAGAAAAGGTTGTGCCAAAATTAACCTTCAACCTTTAGAAAAGGTTGTGCCAAATAACCTCGCTTTTTGAAATTGTTACACGGTGAAAACGAAACCAACTATATAATAGTATAATGAGCTACTTTACTAGTAAATAATGTAATTCCGTTGCCTCCTTTTATAAATTTCCGATTTTTTTTACTTTTACTTTTACTTTTTCTTCTCCTGGTTCCAGCACCAGATTTAATGTCCAACATTTTTAAAGTTTCACTTATATTAAATCCATTATTTGACTGCTGCCATTCTTTATTAATGGATTTTATCCAAGTACCATTTTCAAAAGTATTCTCTAAAAATACTTCCGGTAAATAAAACGCATTATGTAATAAACCGTGCCAACCACGTACAAAAGGGGTAGTAGTATTCTCCTTGTACAAATAAGTTACCGTATAATTGGTTAATGGTACATTTAATTGTAGGCCACCAGTTAACCGGCTAGTTGTACTACCCAAACGTAGTACTTTATCAATGAGATTTTTTTCTATGGACGGCGACCATTTTTTTGTCCCAATAAACCATTCACCCAAACATTCGCGAGGCGTCATTTTATCTGAAAAAACAGTAACAAACATGCTATTCGCTTTTGCAGCATCTATTTTAAGGGGCGTTTCTCTTAATAAAAAGGTTAAATACCCGACTGCTTTTATTCCGCTGCTTCGTGTGCGTCCTATCCATTGTAGCAACCAATTATCAGGGATACTCTTATATAACATGCGAAACGAATGAATATCGTCGACAGCGTCTATATAATCTACATTATCCATAACTCGTCTAAACATAAGAGCATGAGCGGCTTTATTTTCCATTTCAATCGCTTTTTGAAAAGGCATAAAATGTGAAAAATCAGCAGATACAACGACAAGGGTTTGGCTATCTAATGATAAAGTACTAGTAGATCCACCCAGAATACCTTTGTACATAATCGCAGTACCAAAAACAGTTTCTAGCGATTTCCATGGTACATAATATTCGTGATAGTAGGTATTGTCAATGTCGGGCTTATTACTGGATGGATAATAGATGATCAAAATCTTATTGAATTTTTTGACTGGACGAAACCTTAATGTATGAGATATAATACCACCTGTAAATTCCGTGCTGGCATGCGGTAAGACATAGCCATGTAAATCGGCAACGGGAATGATATCATGTTTAATAATATCTTTTGTGTCAAACCACATTTTATATCTTTATATAAAGTTATATAAAGTTATATAAAAGTGACAACAATATAATAATAAACAACTTAAAATAATTTTGATTTAAAACTAAACATTTTAAATCAACTATATGTCTGATTCAAAGGTAGACGAAAAACCGACCGAACCCTCTTTGACCGAGTTTAAAAAGATTATAGTAGACTTTACCAAAGATATATTGACTACTTTTCCAGAATATGAATCGAAATTAAACGAGCATCTGAAGAATTTACTAGAGGGTGTAGACGACGCAGAACAAACGTCGCTCTATTTTGTCTACAATCATTGTAAGCAAGTATATCCCGAACGGTTCTTTGAAATTCTCTACCAAAACCAAGAATTGTTTGTAGATAAAGTAAAATATACCACGACTGAATTTCTACCGGGTATTCATTTTTCCGAATTATGGGATGAAAACATCACTGATAAAACCCGTGATACGATATGGAAATATATTCAATTGGTTTTATTTACAGTCGTCTCTACTATTTCAGACGGGGCATCGTTTGGTGATACGGCCAAACTATTTGAAGCCATTGATGAAGACGAATTTAAATCTAAATTAGGGGAAACGATAGAGCAAATGCATAATTTATTTGGCAATTCCGACTGCGGTCGGGAAGGGTCGGCACGGGGCAATTCCGCTGGGGGCTCTGCCCCGACCACAAACGCAGAGGGCAATTCAGCAGAAGAACAGACGGACAATGTCAACGTGGGCGATTTGCCCAACCCACAAGATATTCACGACCATGTGGCTGGTATGTTAGACGGTAAGTTAGGCAAACTGGCAAAAGAAATTGCTGCTGAAACCGCTGCGGATTTGAATATGGATATGGAAAACGCTGGGTCAGTAAACGATGTTTTTAAGCAACTCTTTAAGAATCCTACAAAATTAATGGGTTTAGTAAAGAGTGTAGGCAGTAAATTAGATGAGAAACTCAAATCGGGTGATATTAGTGAAACCGAATTACTTAAAGAAGCCAGTGAAATGGTTCAGAAAATGAAGGACATGCCAGGCATGGACAATTTACAGAGTATGATGAGTAAAATGGGAATGAATATGCCGGGTGGCAGTAAAATGAATATGGGCGCAATGCAGTCGCATTTAAACAGGAATATGAAAGCATCACAGCAAAAGGACCGAATGCGCAGTAAATTAGAGGCAAAAAGACAGGCGCAAGCGCAAGCCCAGCAGCAAATGCAAGCCCAAGCCCTGCAAGCACAGCAGCAAATGCAAGCCCAACAGCAGTCAAAACTTCATAAAGTAAGCAACGAGAATGGTGTAGAGAATTTAGTATTTAGTACAGGGGAAAATGTTGAACGCAGCTCTAAACCGGCACAGGCACAGGCACAGGCACAGGCACAGGCACAGGCACAGGTAGAGCCAGCAAAGAAGAAAAAGAATAAGAATAAGAAAAAGTAAACGCAAACGCAAACAAGAAAGACCTATTATAAAATAACATAATTTATATATATAATGACAACACCATTTTGGTTAAGCAATCCAACTATTTTATTTAAACAAGAGAGTATTACACAGATATGGCCTACACCACAGATGACATCTGAAGAAAAATTAAATTCAATTACACGTCTAGTGTTACTATTGACGCTATTAGGCTATTTAATCACACGAACACTTAAAATACTTATTACAGGAGCAGTAACTTTAGCAGCAATACTTATTTTATACAAGATTCAGAGTAGAGTTTCAGTAAAAATAAGTCAAAAAGAAGCCTTTACGAATATGAATAATAACACCAACCCTGGACTTTATAATGTGATTAAAGATAATTATACACAACCGACGGTATTAAATCCAGCCATGAATGTTTTACTCACGGATATAGCGGATGACCCGGATAGAAACGCAGCCGCACCAGCGTATAACCCGATTGTTGAAAGTGAGATGAATGATAAAACTCAAAAATTCGTCGCTAGTAACTTTAACGACCCAACGATTGATGAACGGCTGTTTAAAGATTTAGGCGATAATTATGAATTTGATCAATCCATGCGAACATGGTATGCGACGCCCAATACCAGAGTGATGAATGACCAAAAAGCCTTTTCCGAATTTTGTTACGGCGATATGATTTCATGTAAGGAAGGCGATGCTTTTGCTTGTACGAGAAACGCACCACCGAGATGGACTAACTACTAGCCAACCTTTTAAAAAATGTTCAAGCGAAGCAGATTGTACCAAAAACATTTATATCAACCTTTTACATCAATTACTATCCAACCTTTTGACTTTTAAGAAAAGCATATAAATTAACGGTTGTTTTGGCGCAACCTTTTTTAAAGTTGTACCAAAAACATTTACACCAACCTTTTGGCTTTTAAGAAAAGCATATAAATTAACGGTTGTTTTGGCGCAACCTTTTTTAAAGGTTGTATATATAAATGGCGGCTGTTTACAATTATAATTTCTATCAAACGACACGATTAGGCGATGATGTATGTGATAAAAGTCAGCAAACGGTTCAAAACGCACACGCATCGACGTATATGTTGAGCAATTACCGGCCGGCATGCCCGATGAGCAATGCGATCGATTTTGCCACCAGTCAGCTCAATGTCAATTTTACCGGTTCGCACCAAGTCGGTATTAACGGCTGTAATATAGATGAGAATTCCGAGCTGTCATTAACGGATTTATCCAAACCGGCGTGCCGTATTAGTCTACAACAACGGCCTTTTTTAACGGTGCCGTATATGGGTCGTGGTATGAACAATCCTTTATTGGAATCGCAAATGCAGCAGGGGGATATGGCTTTTAATAGAAAGAGCATTAATCCTTTATCGGAAGTCTCGTATGGACCTTACCATACGACGCCGATGATTCCTTCTCTACAGGCCACTGTTGCCAACCCGGCTAATTTAATCGAAGGTGTAGCGGCGGACGGGTGGATTCGGGGTGGTTTACCGTCGCGTGAGCTGATTCGTGATAAGGAATATGCGGAAGGTCAAAAAACGTGTGGTGGCAACTTTTGAGAAAGTGTGACAATACACAGGCAAGGTTGAATACATGATTTTTGCATAAATCTAGCATCTTAAACTTAAAGAGTATCTAATTATATAAAATATATTTAGATAAATGTCTTCTTACGTCACAGACTTTATTTGTACTTATAAATTGATGGATGATGAATTTGGGCAAGATTATTTATATAGAGCCCAACTGTTACAAGCTTTTGGTTTAGACAAATGGGACGAAGATGAAGTAACTACGGTCATGGATGCCACCTATGCAATAGTGAAAGAGGTAACAATATTTAGAGAATTGATTGAAGCGGGCAGAAAAAATAAAGAAATCGAGACTTTAATTAATCTTATTTATGAAGAACCGGACGAAGAAGAAAAAGAGCGAGACGATAATAAATTAGTATTTGAATTGTTATTTAAATACGAGTTTTTTGATATGACGCATAAATGTTTGTCGGAATATTTACGCGAGGGTAGAGTTAAGGAAGAAACAAGGGCATTGTTACAAACACTTTTGAAAAAAGTGTGACAAAACCGATGGTTGACTTTGTTTATTTGACTTTGTTTATTTGACTTTGTTTATTTGACGTGAAAAGAATAATTATATAGGCATAATTTAATACTCAAATGGCCGCCACGCGAAATAAAAATACAAAAGAAAACTATGTTTTAGAACAACGCGGTCTACATTTGGCCAGGGATTATGATCTGTACGCGAATGCACCCAATGGACCTGCTTATACGACTGGGTTACCGGAATTCGGGTTTAACCCGAGCACAATGGGGCGTGATAATTTTGCTTACAATTCAATTGATATTGAAACGGCTTTATTTGGTATCAACTCTACTAATTTAGTAGATCCGCAACGACCGGTAGTGCCTGAAAGAAAAACCCTACCGGAAATTAAATACTTTGATCGGCTGCCGAAACTTATTATGCCAATGCCTTTGGTGATTGAGAATAATCAGCGGGTACATTTTTGAAACCGCTTTCAAGTTCAAAAAGCGTGGCAAAACCGATGTAAACTTATGAGAACAACTTGTATAATAAAAAAATATAAATCTGTTATATTTTTTATTATATTTTTTATTATATTTTTTATTTAGGATTCCACCCTTTAACCCGGTTTATTTTTTTTATTTTTTAATTTTTAATTTTTATTTAAAGGGGGTAAAGAGAGAAGAAAGGGTTATTAAAACGTCGCATTGGTATTGAAATGTGGGAAAATATGCCCTTCCCACAATTCCGGTAGCATGCGAGGCAACGCTTTGCCTGTAGCCTTATTGACAGATGTAGTGGCCTTGTTCGCCGACATCAACGTCGACATGACCAGCGTATGTAATTCCGGGCAAGCCTCTTCTGCATGGTTGCGGTACGACCACGCCACTTTATTATTGCGTGTCATTATATTTGCGACATGGCATGCTCGGTGTAAACAACCATCGCCAACAAATGTTGTCAATGTACGGTTGTTTTCC